CTTTTTTGGCCCTACGGCGGCGTTTGGCGGCATACCTTTGGGTTTAGCACCGAACGGAGGTTTAGCCCCGCCAGGAGGCATTCCCGGTTGAGGAGGTTGCCCAGGCATAGGTCCATCCAAACCAGCACTAGCCATCTGGGCCGCTTGAATAGCTCCCTGTTCTTCTTGCTGTTGTGCTTCTTCAGCCTGCTTTTCAGCGACGTGTTCTTCAGCAGCTTTGAGCATTTCTTCGGCTTCATCTTGCGTAAATTCGAGAAGCTTCGTAAGGAAGAACGTAGGGTCCATTAATGTGTCTACGCCGCCACTAATGTACTGTACCATCGCTGTTACCATTTCCACTGCTACGGCAATCTTAGCAGACATACTTAACTTAGTGATATCTGGCCACTCAACACTAAATCCGTCAGGTTCAGGTAGTACACCAACTCGAATCAAAGTATCTACAAAAGGTACTATGAGTTTAGGTGTTATATGATCTACCTGTCTCATAGCCATTCGTTCGTCCCAGCTATCCTTATCTTGGCTACTTGCTAACTCTCCGCGTTCTGAACCTTTGAATATCCTAACAGGACACTTTAGATAAATGCAAATTGCTTCGATTCGTATCTCTACGTGCGGTGTAGGATCTTGTACGGTTCCGCTTAACAACTTAATGCTACCGCCCGTAGTAGCCATATAGCGTTGTAAAGTATTCTGATAACGCTCTAGTTGAGCCTTCGTGCCTTCTGCATCGAAGCGAACCTTAGATCCTAACTGAGGGTGACTTTCAAAGGACAAGCCAGGAAAAGCCATACGCCAATAGCCTTCGCTACTAGCACCGAAAATCTTAATCAAATCCAAAAGGTCATTAGTAGCAGGGCGACACGCTGGAGTACCTAAATACTCGCTAGTCATCTGTCCATCACATACGTGTAGGATTCTGGACCAGTGTACTTTTACGTCTCTTAGTACGCTGTTAACTGAAGTGCCACTACTAACACCTTCGGCTTCCCCGAATTGCAATGTATACTCTTTAGGCTTACCATATCTTGTACTAGCTTGGTCGCCTTCCCATACAGATACGTGTGCGTGTGTTTCATCAAAGCATCGTAAACCTATCAAGTTAACCTTTGACTTAAAACCTTTTTGTAAGGCTTTAAAGTCTGAACCTTCTGACTTTACTCCGCTATCGTTAGTGTCATCTTCCGTAGCTTCATCTTCTACTTCTGTATCAACGCTAGAGGTTTTTTCCTGAGAAGAAAGACCAGCAATTAACTTAGTGCCTTTCTTGACTTTGCCCTTAAATCCCTTCTTACTAGGTTCATCCTTACTGCCCCTTGGAGGGAATTGAAAAGCATTCGTAGTAACACGGTCCTTCAAGCCATCTTCGGTACCATCATCATCCTCTTCAAAGCCTGGAGCAGGATCAGCCCAGGTGGTCATGTCGCCATTCTTTTTAGGCTTGCCCACATCGTCAAACTCGAAGAACAAAACGCCATAGTGACCGATCCTACTAAGCCTATCTAGCCTTTGTAGATGTTCCCAAACAGGAGACCCTTCTTGGTCCTTAAACCAACTTTTCGTGCCCCTAAGTTTATAGTTGATTTGACGCCAAGCTAACTCGAATTCTGTTTCTTCGCCCTCGTCTTCTGATTCGTATACTTCGGGTTGACCCCTCCAAGATTCGTCAACAGGCAAATCGATTATGCGAGTAGCAATAGGAAAACGCTGATACAAATCCAAGAACTTCTCGGCTGTAAGTTGACTCGTCGCGGGCCAACCGCAATCCTCATCGATATCCCTGTTAGGATGTTTTAGCTTGTCTAGGAATTCTCTACGATAGTAAAATTCATTAGCTACAAGATCCTGAAGGAAGTTGATATCCTGAGCATCCAACGAAGGATCTTGGTTCAAGCTAGGAAGTATTGCGTCATTGAATTCTGGGGCAGTCATTATTTCTTCCTAAGACGATCGGCCATTGCAGCTAAACTTTTCTCGTGGTCAGACATACGACCATCTTGTTTTGATAACCAACTTAAACGATCTTATACATCCTTAACAAAACCTTTAGGATCAGCTTTGAACCTAGTACCTTCGGCTGTACCTTTAGGTTTCCCTGCTTTCAAACGTTTAAGCAAAGATTGTTTCTCTTTACCTTCCTTGTCGTAGCTCGCTTTAGCTTCCTTCTCCATTGCCAAGATTTTTTCTTGTTTGTATTTAGCCGCTTCTTTGTCTCGTTTAATGGATATCTTTTCGGCTAACTTAGCATGTTTTGGTTCGTTCTCTTTAAACCAATCAACTAGTGTTCCCTTACCTGTACTATGAACACTATCAAACATCAATTCGATAGAATCACTATCAAAATCCATGCCCTTCATGCTATCTAAAAACTTAGTAGCATCTTTACCACTAGAACTACTTACCAAGCCTAGGTCTTTAGGCTTCGACTGAAGAGTAGCTTTTTCTCCTTTAAGCTTTGAAATGGTTTCTTCGTGCTTGGTCTTTGGTGACACAGCAACTTTTCCTTGTTCACCTTTGCCGCCAAGTATAGGACCATTGGGACCACCGGCATGGACGTTGCCACCATTGATAAAGATCTTAGCTCCATCCTCAGTAGTCCGCCAACCACTATCGTTAGTAGCTTTAGCCGCTGCCTTCTTAGCATTAGTAACTGTGCAAGTTTTGATAGCCATCGTCATTTGTTCCTGAAATAAAACTAATCAAAGCTACTTTATACTTAGCTTAAACTAAGGTAACAGTAGTACAAACCACTAGAAAGCACCAATCGTAGCTTCGCGATAAGTAAGAGCGTACACTGCTAAAACAAGGCTATCTGACTCGTCAGGGCTACAACCGATCATTTGTTTAATGGTCTGCCCCTTGTAGTTTGGCGTAGTCTTATCCTTCGGTGGTAGATACATACGCCCTTCTCCGTCGTAAGTCAATGGCAGTGGACTAAGTTGCCGAATCAACTCAGTGTAACGAGAAGGAATCCCAAATACCATACTACTTGCCCCGAGAAGTTCCTGAACCGCTTTAGGCTTCTCGATAACGTCGTCTGTGTCGTTAATGTAACGATCAGGATTGAGCCTCTCTCTGAGCAAGCCATAGAACTGTGCTCGCTTGTTCTTGTAGGAATATCTCTCTTCTTTCAGGAGAGAACGATCATCGGGGTCAGTCCATCCGGCTAGATGCTCATCAGGGTCGCTAGGACTTTCACCGAAACCGACCGACCTAACGTTGTAGCCCGCAGCTCGAATATAGTCCGCGTGTTCCTTGCCGCCGCCCCCACGGTCAAAGATAACATCCTCAGCGTTCATTCTGTGTTTCTTAATTAAAGCAATTGTCTGTCCCTTAATTAATGCAGTGTTAGCAGTACGTTTAGAAATTTGCTCAATCATGCCAAAATCGTCAACGATAGTCCACACCGTGTTATCGCCACCTTCGGCAGGGTCAACGCCCATCGTTCGCCTAGCGGTGCGAGGTGTCTTATCTATCTTGTCGCCCACTTCGTTGGATAGCCTCATCCAATCGTTAGGGTATAGCTTAACCTCTTCGCCTTCGTACCATTCAGCGAATAGACCGGCAGCCTTCTTCACAGGGTCATAGGTTTTTAACCTAAACCTATAATCGTCTATGTCCATACAACCAGGAACTATGATTCGACGGCTTAAAGGCTTCCCGGCAGCTTGCTCAGCTTCGGCTAGTCTTATGTTAGGACTCCTAGTAGCTGCTAGCTTTATTATCTTAACGTCGTAGTCTAAGTAGGGTGATTCGCTTTTTATATCCCCTCCTTTAACGTACTTTTTGAAGAAGTTTTCACATGGAAAAGTATTTCCTATGATTAAAATCCTATGTGCCCAGGTGTCTATTCCCCAGAAATTAGCATCATCAAAACCACTAGCTTCGTCGACAATAGCTAAAACTCGCGGTTCCATGTTAGGACCGTAGGGAAGATGGCGACCTAGCAAGCCTTCCCCTTTATTAACTACGCGACCTATCAATTCGCTATTACCAACTAGGCTACCATCGGGAAGCTTTTGCCTAAGTTGAAGATGATTAACCTGTACTGGTAACTTGTACTTAGCAGTTTGTAGAAAGTTCCTGATTTCACCCCACAACACGCCTTCCAATTGACTCCCATCAACAGAAGTCGTTATTACTCTAGCTGGTGTTCGACTACAAAAGAACCAAAGTGCGGCAAAACCTGCGATATGATCTTTCCCCAATTTATTCGCTGCTGGCACTACCGTTATTTTATTAACAAGCAAAGACTCTAGTATCTCTACTTGATAATCTGCTAAAACAGAATCTTCCCAAAACAATTTTCTGAATCGCAAAGGATCTTTTAGCATATCAATAGGAAAAGCAGGGTCACTCATTACTCAGTGCCCTTAGGCCGCTTTAATGTATATGAGGTTCCTCTGCCTAAATGTAATTCGCCTTCTGGAAGAGGCTGTCTTATGGACTCCGCTGTCAATGCTCTTTTTTTCCAATAGCACACGTCACACAAATCCAAGTCCTTAACCGTGTCCCTATGTTGCAAGCCAGGATTGATCGCAAATGAGCGACACTCTTTACATTGATTGAGCATAGACGTTGAGTTGAAAGGCGATAACTTTTCCTGAAGATAAAGACTATGCCACTATACAGTTCCATTAACCTAATGTAAACACTACTAGTGGTCGCCCGGTTATAAAAAGTGTTCTACGCATTCCCAGCCCAAACGCTATCCAAGAAGGCAAGGTCACTTAGCTGAGGACACCAACCTACGCTTAGGCTCTTCCAACGGCGAAGATGACGCTGAAATATCCATGACAAATACAACCATCGAACATGCCTGATTCCCCATAGTTGTTTTATGTGTTTACAGTTCCGTGAGGCTTCAGACAAATCTACAGCATGTTGCGAAGTACTTTCAATCGCTGCCTGCCACGCCTCCCATTGCCCTTGCACTATT